TTGCTATCATACTTGCAGGATCAAACGCAGGAACAATTGACATAGGCGATGACTTAGCTGGAACACCCACATACTACAAAGGCATACGTCCAGGGGATGGTCGTTGCCAAGACAGCATATCGACTATACCTAGAGGCTACCAGTTTGCTCTATATCGTATTGATGCTTTCTCAGCAGATAACACAGCGGCAAAACCTGCGGTGTTTAGAAACTATGTTGCTAATGAATCAGGCAGGATCTTAAACGTAGCACGAACAACATTCTTCAACAATATGAATATCCAAAGACGCATACCATTTGTGTACGCAGAAAAGACTGACATCCAATTCCAACTAGCAAGTATCTCAGGCTCGCACGAAATGGGCGTGTTTGGTGAAGGTGTGTTACACGAAATGGATAATCAAGAACATCTAAATAATCGTAGCCCATAAAAGATTAACCCCTAGCTAAATTAATAACTAGGGGCTGCTACTTTAAATTACTTTACGCTGGGCTATGCCCACAATGTTCTTTTTGTTATACTTTATTTATTACCGTTAACGAAAGCATAAAACTTTTCAGCAGCTTCCATCACAGCGTCAACGCCTGGTACTTCTGGCATTGTTACTTTGGTCACTACTTCGTCACCATCCTTCTTAATTGAAGTTTCAAATGCACCCAGTTTAGCGTGATAATCTTGCCAAACATTATTTTGAGCCATCTCTAGTACTTTAGTGCGAATTTCGTAACCGTTTTTATTAGTTGATACTTTTGGCATTGCCTGTTTAAACATATCGGCAATTTCTTGTGTTTGTTTGAGGATAGTTTCCCCGTAGGTTGTTTCTACTTTTGACATTGTATTCTCCTTCTGTGTCTGTGTGTAGTGTTATTAATATAACGTATTATTTAGTATTTGTCAACCACCAACGTAGACGCCTTTGGTTGGACGATAAAACTGTTTTTGATTATGCAATCGGCCTAATAGATCTCTAATTTCTTTTGCTTCAGACATTAGTATTTCAGGATCTTCTCCTTCAAGCATCCGCTTGCTTCTACGAGATACTTTATTGTTAAGTGCTTCTTCGATAATCCTAATATCTTTCACACTCAGTTCAAATTTTGTATTTGGCTTATTCATGTTCTATTCCCTCTTAGTGCAAAATACATACCGCCGACCCATAACAGGACGTGGAAGTTATCATAAAGTATTACGTCCCAAAAACTGTCTGGCTCTCCTACCCATATGACACCAGTCATAATACCTGTGATAACAATGCCTGAGAAACGTGTGATTAGATCACCTAGTTCCTTAATCCAGTTTTTAAAATAATAAAGTATTCCTCCAGCAATAAGTCCAAAGCCTGCACCAATCTCACCCAACACAACAAACGTCCAAACCAACAGTGTTAGTCCAAACGATTCAGCAGTGTCAAGATCAATAGGCCATTTGGCAAAGCCTTGCTGTAGGAATACTACAATGAGTGGAATCCGTATGAGCCAATGACTCATACAGAACTCCGGTATGCGGGATGTTATCTTAGTTAATGTCACCTAGCAGTTCCTTGAGTTTCTTCTTGGATTTGCCACGCACCTTTGCGTCAGCTACTGCGTCTAGGTTAGAAGTGTCTTCACCAACTACGACAAGAGCAATCATGCCCATGCTTTTGTGTGGCGTGCATTGATACAAGTATACACCTGGTGTGTCAAATGTATATGAATATTCTTTTGATAGTTTAGATTTCTTTGGCGCTTCCCAACCATCTGGACCTGCAATAAATTCTACATTGTGTCCTTTAGATGTTGGTAGCCAAGTAATAGTGTCGCCTACGTCAACAGTAGCAATATCTTGACCGTAAACCATTTTGGCTCCGTCATCTCGCTTGTTTAACATATCGATTGAAATATCCGCTGCAAATGCTGGTACTGTAATAAAACTGGCAAGGGCGGCGGCAGTGATAAGATTTCTCATTACGATTCCTTCCGTGTAAATCTGTGTATAATATATAGCAAGGGTTTGGCGTAATGTCAACCCTTGCGATAGGTGATGTGCTGTTTTGTAGCAGTTACCACAGACCTAATGCTCTGCCGTTTCCTGCAATGATCATAAAACACGTTAGAATGTGCAGTATGATCCAAAAGGTGCGAGCCCATAAAGCTCGCTTTACGTCTTTTTGGCTAATAGGCAGGAACTCTGGTTTGTCGTCATCGGTAATACCAATAGGCATACCAACAGTTCTTGCCCACCATTTCAACCAGCGGCGTTGTCCGCTCATCTTATTATAGAACTCCTGCGTAATGCAATCCGTTTAATGTTAGGAATGCAGCAAGGAATGCCATCATTCCGATAAAGATAGCAGTTGTTTTAACTAAGTCTTTCCAACTATACATCTTCTTTATCCTTTCTTAGCATTAGAGCTTTGGCTTCATCCATCATTCCGTTACGAGCTAGTTCAGCAGCAGCTCTTGATCTGCCAGCATTTTCGCCCATTGCGATCATGCCAACAAAAAATGCAATTAGTGCATTTCTAATTACAGTACAAACTTTACAGGTGATTGTATAAAAACTAGTGTGAGTTATTGCAGTCATTACACCCACCCCACTAGATTTTTGTTTACCATATCATCATAATGCTTCTCAGCAATATAACGAATGTCACAGCGTGAAAGACCCATATCGTTTAGTTCACGATCTGAAAGTCTTGATAGTTCTTTTACAGTTTGATTTGCAAGTCTTCTTGCTTTGATTTTTACGCTTTGCTTCTTTAACCATCCCGCGATAGATGGCAGGCCAACCCAATTGGCCGTATTGATTAGTGTAGTCATTGCTACATTCTCCTTTGTATATGTGTATGTGTGGCTAATAAGGTCTGTCACGTACCCCGGTCTCTCCCGGCGCTACCTTTGTATGGCATAGGAAATGCCCTTCATCATTTTTATAGAGCTGAAGACGCTCTAGGAGTTTAAAATAGTGCAGTATCACTGTCCTATTCCCAACTATTTATCATACTATACTATAGTATAACACAAAAGTCTACTGCTTTTTTGTAAAGACTGTTATGCTATTTTTGCATGAGTCTGTCAACTTTAGGTTGACACAGTTAAGAATTTATCTTATAGTGTAAATAACATTGCCGAGCAGACGTCGAGCTCGGTCTTAATAGTGAGCGACGGGGTAAAGCCGTCAAGCGAGGAGATAAAAAATGGACGCATTCACACTATGGAGCCTTGTTGGGTTCCTGCTTGCCGCATATGCGGTTATAGCAAACGATTCAGTACAAACTCTCGGTACATGGATGGCATCAAACAATGAGAGATTCAACTATAAAACATTATGGGCCGCGGCAAGTGCAGTGTTACTTGCAACCCTGTGGTATGGTTGGAGTGTAAATGGTGGAGACATCAGTTACGAACGACTAACGAGAATACCTTGGCAGGAAGTCCAATGGTATCATGCGGCAGCACCTGCTATCCTAGTAGCCCTTACTAGACTTGGTGTGCCGGTATCAACTTCATTCTTAGTTCTATCAGTATTTGCTTCAACCTTTGTGTTGGAAAAAATGCTAATGAAATCTATTATGGGTTACGGTGTTGCAGCCGCATTTGCATATTGCATTTGGTTTGCAATACACAAGTTCTTTGCTAAGTGGTATGATGAAACACAGCCAGTTAGCGAAGGCAACAAGAAGTTTTGGCGTATTGCACAATGGGTAGCAACAGGCGGCTTGTGGTGGACATGGCTAAGTCATGACATGGCAAACATCGCAGTTTTCCTACCACGGGTGGTGCCAGTTGATATGATGATCTTTATATCGGTTGTGTTTGTTGCGGGCTTGTTCTTTATGTTTAGAGAAAAAGGCGGCAAGATCCAACAGATTGTTCTAGAGAAGCACAACACACGATATGTGCGTAGTGCTACATTGATCGACTTGTTCTATTGGTTGTGCTTGTACTTCTTTAAGGAACTGAATGACATCCCAATGAGTACAACTTGGGTGTTCGTAGGTTTACTTGCAGGACGAGAACTTGCAATGGCAACATACTTTGGTAAGAAGAAAACCAAATCAGTGTTTCCACTTGTTGCAAAAGACTTTGGTAAGATGATGGTAGGCTTGGGTGCATCAGTTGCACTGGTATTGGCTATCCATTATGTGATCTTACCAAACGGACTTTAAGAAGCCAAGGCAGTGAACGACGACACTGCCTTTTTTCTTGACTTGATAACAAAACTATGTTATATATTGTATGATAAAAGATTGGGACATAAAAGATATCTGTAGAACCATAGGCAAGATCACTTGGGCCGCAACAGATCCAAGGATGGACGGCTTTAACACTTGGGGTAGCAAACGAGAACTGTACGAACTACTGTTCTTTGTGCAACAGGAACTAGATAAGTGTAGCACCTATGGTGACATAGAAGAAGACTATTTAAAGAAACATGATCAGGAGATGATGCTAAGAGCATTAGGTAAACGATGAAAATAGGTATTGCAGGTTACGGCTTTGTTGGCAAGGCCCACGAAAAGATATTTAAACAATCACATGAGATTATAATCTCAGATCCTGCACAGGGCGAGTACGGTAATCTTGCTCACGCAGATGCAATAATTATATGTGTTAGCACACCGCAAAAAGACGTAAGTGGACATTGTGATGTAACCAATGTGTGTGATGTGATTGACGAAGCACCTGATGTGCCAATCCTAATTAAGAGTACGATCTCTCCTGAAGGTTGGAGATTGATAACTGATACTTGCAAGAACAAGAACATAACGTTCTCGCCAGAGTTCCTACGTGCGGCACACTGGGAAGAAGATGCCCTTAACAAACGTGACTTTTACTTTGGCGGAGAAAGTGTAGCATTCTGGAGTGGATTGTTTTTAGGTGCTCTAGGTAATATCAATATTACTCCTGCCGAGCCTGAAGAACTTATCCTAATGAAGCAACTTAGAAATAGTTACCTAGCAACCAAGGTAACTTTCTTTAACCAAGTGTATGACTATTGTGCGGGTGAAGGTGTAGACTTTGAAAAGGTGCGTAAGTTTATTACAGCTGATGATCGTATTGGCGAAAGTCATAGCCACGTAACAAAAGAGCGAGGCTTTGGAGGACACTGCTTGCCTAAAGATACCCTTGCAACCGTACGCAGTGCAAACGTCAGTGCTAATACTCGTATGACTCTGCTTGAAGAAGCATTAGACTATAACAACTCAATCCGTAAGGATTAGATAGACTCTCCTGGCTGCCAATCTAGGCAAACGCCGTATGCTTTTCCTGCGAAGTCACTCATATTAAAATTTTTGTTGATTCTATCTTCTGCGGCTAAACACAACTCTTCTGTTTCAAATTGCAAAGCACTCCAGCCATCGGGCGCAATAATGTCCCCGGGCAACCAAGTGCCATCTTGCATTAGAAACATTACTACTAAAAAATATTTCACTTCATTCTTTATTGTATCTTTCTAAATTAGCAACATAGTTTACCATGCTGTGATCTGAAAAGTTATCAATACTTCCTTTCTTAATGCCCATCCACATACCGCGCCAGCGATCTTTAACTCGTTGCCAAGGTGTCATGTTGCGAATGTTTCCGTATGCGTTCATGTAATGCTCTTGCCCATGATGTACATACCCCATTATAGCAAGTGGCACTCTTGCTACAACGTCATTGTTGTTTACCCAACGATGATGTTCAACGTTTAGGCTCTTGCAGTATGCTCTCCATCCTACTCTTGGAGACCCGTATGTGTATAGTTCGATAGGATCGTTTAGATCGATGTTGTGTTTGCAACGACTTGCCATAATGGTTGCCATTGCTGCACCAAGCGAGTGCCCACAGAACCAAAGTGTTTTCTTAATATTAACTTTGCGGAGGATGTCTTCTTCAACCATTGGCCAAAGTTCATCTACTTCTGCTTTGAATCCTCTGTGTACTCTTGACACTGTTTCTGCCATTACTGGCATGGCTTTTAGATCTGCTTTTATATCGTTAAACTCTGAAGGTTGTGTACCACGGCAAGCAATAACAATGTCATCTTTGTTCATAAAGCGATATGCTTGTGCTCCGTCTCTGTTGTAAAATTCTACTGTTGTAAACCCTAATTTTTTCACTTGACTTTTTGCTTCTTTTTCGTTACTATAAGCAATGCTCGCAAGTTTTGCAAATAATAAGGAACGTTCTTTGAAATTCATATCTTTTATTGACATTATGCCCTCCCCCAAGTGTACTACTCATATTTATTCCTGCGCTAAATACATTACGAGGATATAAAATGAAAAAACACACAAGAAGTATACTTGAAGAACTTAATAATTTGCATCCTAATAGGGATAATGATTTCCTAATTGAATCCAGTGCGAATAATATATTAGAAAGCGCAATTAATCTAATGAACCGTATAAACAGAACTTATGATCCTCAAACAGCAGGTGAATTAGAAAGACGTTTTATTAATAGCATAAAGTCTGGAGATCCTCGTAAATTCAAACGTGGTATGCAAAAAATAATAGAGGCCAAGCGTAATGATTCTTAAAGAAGGTGGTAACGTATTCAAAACAGAGCAAGGTCCGCTAACGCAGCGTATTCCTACACCAGCAGTCAGACCTACTGTAGATGCAATTGAAAAGATTACAGGATTAGAATTTATCGATGATGACTTATTAGGCACAACAGGTAAGAAGACAGATCCAGATGGTTCTTTTGAAAAGAATTCGTCAGGTGATTTAGATTTAAATACTGACCTAAATAAGATAAGCAAAGACGAATTGATTGCCAAACTAACTGCTTGGTGCAAAAGCAAAGGCATTGCAGATAATGAAATAATGAATCAAGGTCGCAAGTTTACAGGTGGATGGATTCACAATGCAGGTGACCAAGTACATTTCCGTATGCCTATCCAAGGTGGCGAAGGGTATGTACAAGTTGACTTTATGATGACAGCTAAGCCAGCTTACCAACGTGGAGCCAAGCGTGGAGGCACAGGACAATACACTGGTGCTGACAGAGCAGTTTTACTTTCTAGCTTGGCTAGAGGTAGAGGATTTAAGATGAGCCCTAAGTTTGGACTTGTTGATCCAAACCAAGGCGACAAAGTAGTAGCAGACGATTGGGATGAGATTGCTAAATTACTATTAGGACCATCTGCTACAGAAAAAGATACTCATACAGTTGATAGTATGCTTGCGGTTCTTAAAAAGGATCCAAACTACGAAGAACTTATAGGTCCTTGGAAAGAAAATATGTTGAAACAAGGTAAGGAAGTTCCTGAGTCAAAAACTTTTGAAACACTTGCCGATAAGCAGTTAGATAGAATTCTGTCTTTAACAAAAACATTAAACAGTAGTGTATTGGTACAATGAGATACAGTGAATTTAAAATAGTAGAATGGGTCTGTGGAAAATGCTATAGTGAACCTTGCGGTTGCGAAGTTTTAACTGAAGCAGAAGCTCGTATTCAACACGCAGAAGATATAGTATTCTGGGAAGGTAGTAAAGGTGCAACTAGAGCATTAAATGCTTTGAAAAGTATGGCAACAGGTGGTCACAAAGATACTACAATAAAATGGGATGGATCGCCTGCACTTATATTTGGCCGTAATGAAAACGGTGACTTCATCCTTACTGATAAATCAGGTTTCAGTGCTAAAGGATATGATGGTAAAGCAACAAGTGCAGATATGTTAGGTAAAGTTTTAGGTAATAGAAAAGTTAAAGACCCTTCCCCTAAGAAACTAGCAGACAGAGAAAAATTTATTCAAAATATGAAAGACATATTTGACGAATATCAAAAAGCTGTTGCTCCTAACTTTAGAGGATATTTTAAAGGCGATTTGTTGTATTATAACACTCCTCCAAAACTTAATGGAAGATACAGTTTTACTCCACAGTTAGTTACATATGAAGTTGATGCCGACAGTGCATTGGGCATGAAGATTGGTACTAGTAAAACAGGAATCGTAATCCACAGGTATATTGATTTGCAAGGCAAAGAAACAGGAGTTACTCCGCAAGGATTAGAATCTGCATTACAAGGCAGCGAAGTTTTAGCTATGCCGCCTACTTATGCAGTTCAAGCAGCCAATGTAGATATGAAAAGCATTAAACAATTAGAAACTATAGTTAAAATGAACGCTCCTAAAATAGATGAGCTTCTTAACCAAGTAGAATTAAAACAAAAGAAACTATCTGGATTTGCAGATATGTTGTATACATATCTGAATAGTAAAGTTGACACAGGATTAAATAACCTTGGAGTAGACTTTAAAGATTGGGTAGCGAGTAGTAAATTAAGTGGACCTATGCGTACTAGAGTTTTAGAACATATAGGACAACATCCAACTGCCTTTAATGCATTATGGAAAGTCGTATCAGGAATAATTAAAGTAAAAGATGATATTATTAACCAGTTTGACTCGCATGATGCAGACGTTGTACAGAAGATAGGAAAGTCTTCAGGCGGCGAAGGATATGTTATGGCACATCCAGAAGGCGATATTAAATTAGTACCTAGAGAGTATTTCTCAAAGGCTAATAGAGCGAAGGTGCGTTAGAGGAGATAATAATGAGAGCATCAGAATTTGTAAACACAGAGGCTAATATTCCAACACATTTTGAAATTAAGCCTGAACATAAACCATTTATTGATATGGGACATAAAATTAGAGCAGCACTAGAACCAGCAAGTGGTATCAAGTGGGACGACGAAGAATTTAATAAGGCTGCTGAATTAAGCACACAGCTAATTTCAATAGGTGGACAGTTTGGTCCAAGATCAGCAGGTGAAGCATTGAAGGCTGCTGAAGTTGATGTTGAAACTGCTAAAGCAATAATGCGTAAAAGTGCAAGCGCAAAAATGGGAGCAGGTGTAAAAGATCCAGAGCCATCAGACGATGACGAAGATCCAGAAGATAAGCGTCCAAGCGATGACGACATCGATAGAGATGCACAGGATTATGCCAAAGGTAGATAATGGACTTTATTAAAGAACTTCAAGAAGGTAGGATGACTCGCGACGCAAATGATGCTCGCAAACTTACCTATGCTGATTGCAAATTAAATTTATACCTAAGTATGTTATGTATAGAATTATTACGTCAGTTTCCTGCCTATGCAAAGACAGCAAGTGATTATTGCAGAAGAAGTTCTGGATATAGAGAATATTCTAAATTCCGCCCTGCTAGTACAGATATGTATAATTTTATGTACTGGGTGAACGGAGATGAAAAAGCTCTTTCAGTTTTAAAAGATCCTGGTGCTGCTTGGAAAGCAAGACAGAAAACAAACGTTCCTTTGCGCCAAATACATTTTTACATTAAAACACTGGGAACAGGAAGTCCTCCAACTAATGTTATGGAAACTTTTGTAGCAATTGAAAGACAACTTGGTATAACGGACACAACTTTAAAAAATACTAGACGCAGAATTATTAATTTTGCAGAACTTAATACAATAGAAAAGAAAACAGCAGCTACCAATCTCCTCTTAGCTGCTAGAACACGATTAAGAGCAAGCGACTTAATTGATGATCTTTCTAAAGCAATAGCACAGTTTGGTCTAGAAAGCACAGGTGTCAAAGATACTAACCCTACAGTTAGTAATCCTGATTTAGGTTTTGATGACAGAGATCTTTTATTATACAGACTGATAGTTGGTAATAAGAATCTAGCACAAACAAGACTTTTCCTTAAAAAAGCAGAAAATGGGGAAAGTATTCCTAATACCGCAGTAAGAGGTTATATGCCAGCAGTAAAAATGCTTAATGATATAGTGCAGGCTGGTCCTGGATTTGTTCAACAACTAAGATTATTACACCAAAGATCAAAAAATTATACTAAGAAGTAAAATTTTCCGTCATTTTAAGGCTATTATAGCACTTTTTTCTTTATATTGCTAAATACATATAACAACGCCGCAGAGTCGCGGTATTGTCATTTCAGAGTTAAGGAGAAAGAAAATGGCTGGAATCGGATTTGCTAACGCAGCAAACTATGACGTAAAACTAGGCAACGGCCTAGGTGCAAACACACAAATCGTGAAGTTTGCTCTAACAAACATGACACAAGCTAACCTAGACGCAGCAGTGCAGGAACTAGCACTAACACACACAATCGCAGGTGTGGGCACAGCTGACGGATCAGCTTTTGTTTCTGGAACAACTGACGCAGTATTTTTTGCTGTACAGGGACCAGTACTAGCTGCTGATAGCACAGATGCACTAGGCGTAACAGGTGCTGCTACAACTATTGAAGCAACATTTAACGCTGCAAAGTAATTAATTAATTACTGTCACAGAAGAGCCACTTTTATAGTGGCTCTTTTTTTATGCCTGTAAATATAGTATGAGATTTAATTTAAAAACTATTGTAGACGTGACAGAAACTAAAGCAAGACGCGGTGAAGGCGAAAAAGAAGTTAATCAACAGGCTAACTTTATGACTGTTTACCAAACAATAGGTATGAGATCTAATCCAACTAATTTTAAAATAGAAAAAATTAAAGGTACACACGAAGGGTTCGGTTCAATATATAAAAACATAAAGCACTACTGGAATGTAGAGTTTGATATTGAATACGGCGGACTTGAACTAGAAAGTTTAATAGAAGACTTTGATCTTGTACCTTTCATACAAGGATTAGACGAAAGTGTTAAATTTAAAGACGCAGTATTTTTTACTAAGAATTCTAGCAAAATTAACATTATTTTTAGCTTGATTGATAAATAGTTACATAGGCAATAAAAAGGCATCCATTCATTAGGCCAACCACGAGTTTACTAATTGCCCTGGAGTAGGGGTACAATGGAGATATGTATGGCACAGCCAACAGACTTAGAAAAAGAAAATTTAGAAGCACACGTAGACCTTTGCGCTCAGCGTTACGAGGTGCTTGAGGGCCGCCTTACTAAAATAGAAGAAAAAGTAGAGCGTATTCACGAAGATATTACTGCTGGTCAGCAAAGCATGACTAAGATACTTATTGGTACAGCAGGAACTATTGTTGCCGGACTATTATCAACTATAGTCGTTATCTTATTTCAATTCAATTAAAATAGTATAAATACTTTATGCTATTACGAGAACTAACATCATTAGTAGAAAAGCCTGTCTGGGCAAGATCAGGAAAGAGTGTGGTACGCAAGTATCGTTGTTCTGCTGGTAAACGTAAAGGACGAGTAGTAGCAAAGGCTTCTCAATGTTTTGCTGCACCTGATGTAAAGAAACGCTTGAAGTTAAAAATGACGAAAGCAAGATTGGGTTCTAAGATGGCTAGGAAATCTAAAAGAACCAAAAGAATTAATCCAGCAAGTCGTAGAGTACAAGCACTAAACAAGGCGTCACGAAGATGAATTTAAGAGAGATTATCGAAAGCGTAACGCAAGTTTGGAGCCGTAAAGGCAGTAAGAATGTAAGGAAGTACAGATGCACAAGTGGTACAAGAAAAGGACGTATCGTTGCAAAGCCTTCAACTTGCACAAAGCCATTAAATTTAAAAAAATCTGCTTCGCTTAAAAAGACAAAAGCTCATAAGGCGAGTAGTTTAAAAATTAAAAGAAGCAGAACACAACGAACAAACCCAGCTAGTAAGAAGCTGAAAAGAATTAACCTAAAACCAAGGAAGATGTAGTATGAAATTATTTGATGTCATTAAAGAAGCAAACATGAACCTGCAAGTTCTAGATGATAACGATGATGAAACTGTGCTACAAGATCCATCTACCAAAATTAAAACAGTAGTACCAAAAGATCCAAAAAAACCTGGAATGATATCTAAAGATCCTGCAGGTAAGCTAACGCTAAACACCAAGACAACAGGAACAGTGGATAGGGGCATCAAGCCAGGAGATATTGTACAGGTTGAACAATGAAGATTGGTGATTTAACTGTAAGGACTATCTTGACTAATGAAGAGTCTGAAGTGCTAGACAAAACGTTTGGCGCAAAGCCTCTACATAGTTTTAATGAACGAGAACAATTCATAATTGATAGTCTTATTAGAAAGAGCATGGTAACTAAATTAGTGTGTAACGGTATGACAATGGTAGTGGGTTATGGACAAAGTAAAACTCCTGAATGATTTAGCGTATATAATAGAGTCAGGCTTAGCCAAGACTCCTATTCCTCACATTCAAGATAATAGTATTAGAATAGGTAAAATTATAATTACTCCTAAGTCAGATGGATATATTGTATATTGTCTAAAAACAAAAAACCGTTTAGGAAAAACCTATTCTAAAAACGCTGCACTTGCATTAGCTAATAAAAGCCATCGTGCTTTGGAAATATTAGATTTAGATAGAACATATAGCAAGTATGATATTGACTGTATGTTTTATAAACACACCCTTAAACATTCAAAAGACGACTTAAAACGTGATATTTCTGAAATTAGACTGTCTGATGCAGTAGACAGAAGAAAAGCAGTAGCCGATAAGTTGAATAAATTTATTTTCTTTTGATAAATACAAAGTAACATTGCGGAGCGCATATAGGAAAGAAACATGATTATATCAGAAATAGCAAAACCAATTACAGCAGAAATGCTTAACGAAAACCTGGCACAAAAATTCGGCCAGCGTTTAGATCTTGAGGCATTTACTTTAGAGCAATTAGAAAATGCAAGAAACAAAATTCGTACTGCACTGAGTCAAATTGAAACTAACGAAAGTTTTGATGCTGTGAAAAGCGAAAACTATCAAAAATCTAAAATGTATTTGGATGTTCTTAATGTTGCTATTAAGGAACGCGAAGCTATTCAAGAAAAATCAAAGCCTGACTTTTTAGATATGGATAAAGATGGCGATAAAAAAGAGCCAATGAAGAAAGCCATTAAAGATAAAAATAAAAAGAAAACTGATGAAGCAGTTGTTACCGAAGGCGCAGAAGACGAAGCAGAACTAGTAATGGCAGCTAAAGATATGGTTGATCGTGTTACAGGCTGGATGGAAGATACAGCTGAAATGCAAACTGAATCAATGCTAGAACTAGCTGATGCTATCCGTGACGAAATGGGCAGCGAAGCAAGTGAAGCGTTTGTAAACACAGTTAAGCCTGCGCTAGAAGCAATGTACACAGCAATGGAATCAACTCGCGAAAGTCTAACAGCAGGTGTAGGCCAGCTTACAGGCGATGGTGAACCTATGGATGCTATGGGTGCT